TTCAATATTTTTATTTTTTCTTTGGAAAAACTGGAGTTTACCAGTTTGTATAAATTTTGTCATTGTTTTAAATATTTTTTCAGATTGTTTTTCTGTAAAATTATTTGAAACATCTTCCGCCCAATTACCAGTATAATAAGTCATAGACTTATCCTTTCCTTCTAAAAAATGTTCAATCTTTTTAGGGACATCATTAATTATATGTTTAAGATAATGGTCTAGTTCTTTGGATTTTCTTCTCACCTGTGCCATAATATAGTACCTCGTTCATTGTTGATTAAAGTTGAAGTCCGATTTGACTTACTCTTTTGCCATAGCTGTGGAATACAGCATTGTGATTTCCTGTGTCGCCTAAATTGGACATTTGATACAGGTGTACACATTCGTGAACAAGAGTGTCCACAAATTCTTTTTTAGTATGGTAATAAGGCAACATTTCTAAAACATATTGTCTTGTGCCTTTTCTTTTTTGTTCAAGTATTACTACTTGACCCCATACATGTAATCTATCGTAAATTTTTTTGATTTTTATATCGTTGAAAGGTGTAAGTTTACCATCAAAAACAACATCATTCAAATACTTGAACCATATTTTAATGTCTTTGTAAGTAGTTTTATATTTACGCCTTGACGGAATAATCTGTTCCTTAACAAGTCTTTTTACTTTTAATCTTTTTTGTGTCTTGGTTGCCATTCTTCTCTCTTTTTATCTTCGTACTCTAATCTAAACCAAATCACAATACTTGCTAGTATTACTACTTTAAGTTCAAGTGGTATTGTTTGCCAAATCTCAATCATTAACTACACTCCTGGTCTTTAATTTTTGAGTTCTTTAATAACTGACACTTGTATTCTGAGTCAGCCTTACTTCTCAATTCAGCAGCTAAGCCTTCTAATATATTTGGCAAATGTTTTTCTAAAACACTTGTCATTTCTAAAGCAAAGTTATATGCTAACTTCTCTAGTTCTGCTTCTAAAACAGAAGTATCAACATTATTACCTTGTATTTTTTGAGTAATAATATGTCCGATTACTGCTGTGTTATAGTCATCCGCTTTTGCTATTGATGTTATTCCAAACCAAATTAGTCCGTTCACTATCAATATTGTCGCTAAAAACTTTTTCATAATATAATCCTTTCTCAATTGTATTAATATTTATAATATTGGACCATAATACACTAATCCTAACTAGAAAGCAAGCGTTTTCTTGAATAAAATTGTTTAAAAAAGCGTGTGTTTATGCGACTTTTTAGTGTTGTTGTAAAAATACAACACCTAAATGTTCTACTTTTGTACTGGTTCTGGACGCATAAAGTTATCGTTCCAGCCAAATGCTTCTTTCACAACTGATTCGGTCAGCCCTTTATAAGTCTTATTCAAATCTTGGTTCTTCATACCAAGCAATACTATTGCTTCGTCTTTATGTAATCCTTCTAAAATTTGAATAAACATAGTTTCTTTTTGAGTTTTGGTAAGGTCTACATCAGCACCTTTAACAAAATGCCATAATCTCTTAGCCTCATTTCTCAATAGACCATGTTCAGTACCTACTGGTGCTTCGTTAGCAATATAAGGTGGTACACCACCTGGTAAATCCCATATTATATTTTTATCAAAAGCGCCTTTTAATACTTGTCTTAACGGTGCATTATCGTAATCTCTTAATATTGCAATCTTTTTTGGTTTGTCTTTTGCATTATTAATCTTTGTAAGAACCTCTGAAAATAATACAACCTGTTCACCAGCACCTCTAGTGCTTTGTGAGCGTTCCATCATTTTTGGATTCATTAACTGTGGGTTTCTTGGTTTTTCTTGTTCAGCCATAATTTCTCCTTCAATTCATACCCCTATTTATAAGTCTTCTCTATGTATATGTTTTCTTAATTCTTTGACAAAAAATTCTATCTTGTCAATATACTCAATTAACTTTTTGTCTGTAATATAGTGTTGTTTCTCTTTTAACTTGTCGTATTCTCTTAAAGGAATAGTAACAGTTCTTTGTGATGTAATTTCATCCTCAAAACTTGCGTCTAATCCTCTTTGTTGGTCGTCTGGATTTCCATTTGCCATAAATTTCTTTCTATAAAATGGAGAGGCGGACTAGCCGCCTCTCCGATGGTTAAAAATTACGCTCTAGCGTAACCTTGTGTACCATATAGTGCTGTAATACCAGCAGCTATAATAGCCTTGCTTGGTGTTCCAACTCTGTAAGATACTCCAGCTGATGTTCTATTTTCATAAATCATCACGCCTTCGTTTCTTAACTTACCAACCATTTGGGCTGGTGATTTAAGGTCAAACCTGTTTCTTAGAGTTTTCCAAGTAACTGATTCACCTTTAGCAAAAAGATTTCTCACTTTTGCTGTTTTTGAAAGTTTAGCATTTGCCATAACTTCATCTCCTTCTGTGACATTTTCATGTCGGTTGTTAAAAAAATTAAACATATGTGTTTAGTTTCCTTTCTTTCAAGTTTAATGTACTCCTACAATTGCTCGGCAAAGCATAGTTTACTAGTTTGTCAAGCGAATTCATATAATTTTTACCAAGATAATGATTTGAAGAATTAATACCACAACTGGAACAATAGTTCTTATAAATTCCATTGTGTGATTATATTCATCACATTTTCTTTCAAATTTATTTCTTTTTTTCATTTCTTTTATCTTTTTGTAACTTCTGTATGTAATGTTTAATGCCATCAATAGTAGAGTACATCCAACCACAATCATGTGGTTCAATTTGTGTACGGAACCATTTGATACATTTTTTCATTGTACTAATTTCAACTTCAATTTCTTTTTCTTTTTTGTTTCTAGTTTTCTTCATGTTTTTTTTGTTTCTTTTTTAAACTTTCTAAATATTCTTTATCACCACTACCTAATACACTCCAAAATTTGTCCATTGCACCTAGTTCAGTATCTTCGTGAGTTGCTTTAACACAACCAACCAACAATGCAATCATTAATATCATAAAGCTATTTTTTACCATTTCCATTTCCATTTGGGTCATCTAAATTAAAATCTGGTGAAAATTGTACATCACCCATGTCTGCTAAATCTTTAAGTTCTTCTTCCACTTCTTTTGAAATAGGTTTATGTGTCTTATGTTTTATACCTAAAAGTTCATTATAATTTAATTTAGCAGTTTTGCTTTTACCCTTTACATTAAGAGTAACCATTTTATCTGTTAACATTTGTGCTGGGTGTACTTTATTAAAATCTCTATAAATCAATCCTCTGATTGCGTCTATAACTAGAGCCAAGTCAGCAGTAAAAGTCATTTTAGCAGTTCTAATTCCCATAACAACAAACTTATCTAATAACTGATAGGCAATCTCATCAACATTACCTTCAACAAATTCTCTTGTTTGTTGTTCAACAATTTTTTGATGTACCTTCTCGTTATGTTTAGGTTTTCCAGCAGTATCTTTATGCTTGATTTTATTAAGTGGAAACAAAATAAGATTGTCTTTTTTTTCTTTTTCATCACTCACTTATTATCTCGCCTTTAAAATTTACTTTACCTTTATCAGCAAAGTGTTCTATTAATTGATTGTAACTTCCAATCAGTTGGCCATCAATTTTTATTTGTGGCATTGTCTTGACATTTTTTCCAATGTCTTTTAACATAGCTTCTACTGAAGCAAATTCTTCTAATTTTTTTTCTGTGTATGTAAGGCCAAGCTTAGTTAATAAGTTTTTGGCCTTATCACAATATTGACAATTTAATTTACTGTAAATCTGTATTGTCATTATCAGTTTTCTTCTTTAGGTCGTTCCATGCCTTAACAGACGCTTCATTTAAATTATATGCGTCAACAGCCTGTTCAATAGTGTAGTTAAACATCTTATTGTACTTCCCTAAAGGCAGTCTTAAACCAACCCATACTCTATAGTAACCATTTTTAGTTAAAGTCACATCTTGAGCAAATATCTCGTAACCTCTTACAGGTGTTTCTTCAATGATATTCACCAAAGCCACTTCAACTTCTGAAACTATAGTTTTTGTTTCGGTTTTTCCAAGTTCAGTTATAAACTGTTTCGACTCTTTATTCATTTCGCCTTTAATAATATCAGCTAATTCTGACTTAGCTAACATCTTACCTTTTTCAATTGCTAATTGAAGGTCAGGAGAAACGGCAGTCGCAACACCAAATATACACATTCTGTCTTTATCTTTACCAAACCTAGGCGTATCACACGCTTTAGTTTGAGAAAAGTCAGCCATGTACCATTTTGGTACTGTATTTACAACATCACCTTTTTCTGATTTAATTTTATAAGAACCACCAAGTCCTGAACACGCTGATAATCCAGCAATGGCCAAGATAGCAATTCCTATCTTTAGTTTATTTTTCATCATATTTTTCCACTCTCCTTCATATCATACACTAAACTTTGCAAAAAGTCAAGCGTGGATTGTATGTAACCCAAAGCGTCTTCTCTATTCACATCATATAATATAATTAATACGAGAGCTATGATAATAATGTATCTTAACATTATCTTACCTCCCACTCACCATCTTTATTTAAGCAAACTTTTCCTGGTGTTTTAAAAAAGGCGCCTTTCCGACTATACATTCGGCAATATTCTGGAGTATTAATATCATTATAGTAAAAAGCAGCAAACAAATCCCAATAACCTGGTCCGTCAAACTTCTTTCTACCATCTGCACACTCCAAAATTTCTTCTTTGATAATCTGGTCACCAATTTGTTTTATAATAACTTTAATAAAACAATACTGGCCATCAACTTTTTTAGGTTGTATGGTTGTCACTTTATCATAATAAACA